TCCATATAAGGGATTCATTGGCCTGTGCGGGGCTTAGATTGCCTGCTCCGCTTTGTAGTGTCACCGTTTGGTGCACATTCACAATAAATGTGAAATCTGCAATAGACACTGCTTTAAATGCTGAAGTAACTCCGGCGGCTACCTGTGGAGACGTCAGATCCAGATATGCAGTGCCGTCTGGTGTATTTACAGTCTGCTCTGCTCCGTTTTGATTGAAAACCTTGATGTTGTTGTCTCGGACCACAACAATGTAGGAATCAGAGCCGTCGCCCCGGTCAATTGCATGAATAAATGCGTCTCCAGCATCTCCGGTAATGAGTTTTGCTAGATGCTCTGTTGGAGGACGCTTACCCAACCCGTCAACCACGCTTGAATATGCGTTTTCCTGAATCTCTGCCTGAGTCGGAAACCGAAGGTTTGCAGGCTGTTGGGAAACACCATTCAGCAGATTTGGGATTGGAATGTTAATCATCTAAACCTCAGATTTGGTATGGGTAACGACGGTCAACAACACGGAAAACAGAATAGTTGTCAAAGATTGAGTGATCAGCGGTCTCTCCCTCATATTTCTTGAGATTGGAAAGGGCTATTAACTCATCCTGTTGGGTGTATGCACGATGCTTCTCGGAGCCAACCACACGATCTTGAAAGATACGGGATGCTCTAATTGTAATGTAGTACCGGGCTGCCTGTGGTAAGTCATCCCACTCAAGAACCCGGATTAAGGCCACCTTCTCAAGAGGCCCGGTGAACTGGGTGGAGTTGGTCTTTTTGTTGTAAATCTTGGCTCCACGAAGAGTGATGTCAAGCCCATCGTTATTTGGATAATCCACATCCACCAGCAAAACATTGGATGCAACCACGATTTCCTTAGTTACAGGATCGGGTGTTAGGGTGACGTCTTCTTCTCGATTAAAGTGCCACCCACGTGCCTGTGTGTTCAGACTGACTTCATCTAGGATATTCATAGCCATTGCCACATCGGCAGAATTGGGGGCGTTTGGGCCTGTCAGTTGGTTGACCGGAGCCGATCCAATCGTGGACAGCATGGTGTTAACAGCCTGAAGTTTTGTAGTCGTAGATATAGTCATGGGTGTACTCCAAAAAGGTAAAAAGGCCCGATTACATTTCTGTAACCGGGCCCTTAATTTTACGCATCAAATCTGATGCGAAACTTCATTACGCAGTACCTGTGAGCAGACCGGCGCACTCAGGGCGCAGGATGCCGTGACCCATTGCATACTTAGCAACCATCATGTTGCCCTGAAGACGGATGTCGTACTCGGACTCCATCGACAGATCCATCAACTTGACGGTACCAAAGGCCATCTTCTGGAAGCACGCACCAACGACGCGGGTGAAGTTAGCACCGTAGGTGTTGTTTGCGCCAGTTACAGCGGCTGACAGATCCTGACCAAAGACAGCCGGAGCGTTGTTGCTGCGGATGATCTTGAAACCGGCGATCTGAAGCAAACGAGCATCCGAGTAAGAACCATTGCTGCTGTCCTGATAATCCCGATTAACAAGATCAAGACCTTCGGACGAGTTGATAAGACGGTAGTACGAAGTCGGGGAGACCACGCAGTAACGCTCTTCACTCGGGACGTTCTTGGTGTCAAACGAGGCTGCCATGTCGTACAACTTATCAACAAAGGCTGAGATTCCGAGACTTGGAATAGATCCAGCACCAGCGTTGAACGTGGCATCGGTGAGCAGGGTTGCAGCACCTGAGGTTTCAGTTCCACCAGCACCCATGCCGGTCAGGTTTGCAGCACGTGCAGTAGGCACTGCTGCAGCAAAAGTTGCTGCGCTCAAGCAAGCAAGACCGAGCAGGTTCTTATCGAACTGCTTGGCAAGTGCACGCCCAAGTTCCTGTGAGTAGATCGAACGCACATCGTAGTGGTTCTTAGCCTCATCCAACTTATCGATAAAGGTGGTTGCAAGGAGGAGGTCATCGATGTTGATGATCTTCTCGACGTGCTTATAGGCCGTGACATAACTAGCAGCATCATGACCGTTATCAACCAAGATGTCAGTGCCAGGCTTGTGGTACTTAGCCGACGCAATGCCGGTAACCGGGAACTGAGCCGACTTACCGCTCGTGATCGTTCGGATCATGTGCAGAGGCTTCATAACAGTCGAGGTTTCAAACGTCTGAAGAACTTCGCCAGCGAACACCTTAAGAAAGAGGTTGTTCTGCGTGTCGAAGACGGTACTAAAGGCGCCAGAGCCGTTGCTCTGACCCATAAAAGAAACTTTGCTTACTGCCATTGTGAGATATCCTTATAAAAGAAAGTGTGCGATTAAAAACGACAATTTGTGGTAACTACATTCCGACACAGTGCCTTAGCACGATCGAGGAGTTACTTCAAATTGTTAATTGGGCTTTTTTGTAGCCTCCCCCTCAGGGGCGACATATCCGGCATACCAGCCCTCGGCTAGCCGGACTTCGTTTTTGGAAAGTTCCCATTCGGTCCCATTCCAGAAATAGACATGACCCCGGACATCGGGGCCAAGTCTGATTAGATCATGGTCGGTTGGGTGGACGAACACCACTTTTGTGCCCCCGCACCCGGCGAGCAAAACGCTCATAAAGATTGCCGGGAGGCTTTTGGGCATCCGTCGATAGTGACGGTTCATTGGCTCGTCTCCATCCCAAACCGACCAATTCCTTGATAACGGCCATTAAAGCCGCGATTATAGCAGTCCACATTAAACCAACTTATCTGAATCTTTGGCCACAATCAAACCGATTCCTGCGGTGATTGCGGCGATTACAGATCCAACATCAAAATTGGTCAACGGGTCGCCATCAAAAAATGCAATGGCGGCGGACGAGATTGCAGTAAGAATTGTTGCAATACCAAGAATGGTTGTTTTAATGCTTGTCTTCATTGTTCCAACTTTTCCCATTTTTAGAATTTCCATAAAGTCACCTTAAAGTACAGTTGAGTTTCCAATCTTACGTTCAACCTCTGAACGATAAGCGGGGTCAGTCTTGTAGCGGCGATCGCTCATTGCTTCCACAACTTGGGCAACGCTGTTGTACCCACCGGGGGTACTCTTGCCACTGCTTTGGACAAACTTGGGCTCGGCTGCACCAGACGCAGCCTTGAAACGTGCCTGAAGACCCTTGACGGCGAACAGCGCCTGATCAATATCTCCTGACTCAACAGAACGATTGAATGCTTCAATCTCCTTCTGTTGCATGTTCTTTCCAGCCCATTCGGTCATGGCTGTGTAGGCATCCTTGCCGCCAATTTCCGAATAGACCTTCTGCTCCTCAAGGCTCATACGTGCCTGCTGACCTTCGATAAACTGGTCAACGACAGTGCGGGGGTACCCCATCTTAGACAGTTCTTTGTAACTGTCTGGACTGAGCGAACCCTTCTCAAAGAACTCAGAAGAGAACTTGCTGAGTTTCTCATCAGAGGCAACATCCTCCGGAGTCATTGGGGTGTCTTCGGGTTCGGACTGCTTACCAGCACGTAGTTCCGCATAGGCCTTTGCTAGGTCTTCCGGAGACTCAAAACCTTCAGGAAGCCACGGTGGGCGTTCCTGTTGCGTTTCGCCAGTCTGTTGCTGTGCGCCGTCTTCGGTTGGAATTGCTTGTCCCGGGGCCATTGCTCCGGTCATTTCTGGATTGATCGATACCTGTTCCATTCGTTCGGGATCTCCTTATTGTCCCATCATAGGGGCTGCAGCGGCGGGTGCCGCACCCATGCCACCAGATTGTGCACCAGATTGTGCGCCTGTTGAAATATTTGGCATTTGGAAGGCTCCAGTAGCCATGCCCTTGCCCAACTGGGTTACCGCGGCTGGACCCAACTTATCCATCATGTTCATCTGCATGGCTTGGTTCTGGTCGGCTGCAAGGCTCTCTGCATCCTTGATCAATCCCTTAGGATCAAGACCGAGGCTGGCAGCGCGTCGTGATAGATACTCGGAAATGTTGATGTACTGTCCAACAGCCTGTGGACCGAATGTCTGTTGGATACCAGCCAAGAACGCATCCAATTTTGCAAGATCGTTCCCGCGTCCAAGTGCGTCAACACCGGTAATAACGACTGGCTTGACAAACTGCTTTGGAACCTTGGGCAACTTCTTGCTACGCTGCATGACATCCATCATGCGTGCCACAAGAGGTAACTGGAATTCCTGACTTAGGATTGAGTAGATTCCGCCCAACTGCCGCTCAACCGCAGCGGTGGTCAGTCGGACTTCTTCCGCGGTAACACGCTCAGCATTGCGAATCGTAGATTCCGCGAGTAGAAAAGCGTAACTGAGCCGTTCACGGATCGTACCGATAGTCTGTAATGCGATGGAGAAATCGGCTTGCTTCGACACTTGTAGCACTGAAACATCAGTTGCCATCCCTTCTCGGATTGCTCCATTCGGGCTTCTTGAAAGGGTTTCTGGATCGGTAAGACCGTTAGGGTTGACTAGGAACAGAACCTTGGCGGCGGCTGCCGAACCTTCGACAATCGCCTGCATAAGGGACTCTAGGCTCTTAAGATCTCCGAGGTACTCTTCTACATATCCACGGCCATAACTCTCGCCATCCACACGGTTCATCCGCAGGGCGAACCAAGGCAGACTTTCTGAGTTGTATGAGCCACGGCTTCCGGGAATCTCAATTCCCTTGATTTCCTGCCAAGCCTCAAACTTAGTGCTGCTTGTGCGGCAAACCGTGGTGTACAGATCGCATGTACTGTCCATGGATTCTGTGTTGTAGTTATCCCCATACTCGCTGGCAACAATAGCCCTAGCGTCATCAGGAAGGGCGGCTGGAGCCACTGTTTCCTTAACAACGATATGCAGAAGCCGCCCCATTGGGTCACGCTTGATTACATACTGATCTAGATGGAAAACGCGCAGACCGTCATCCGTCAGGTACATCAAGGCATTGCCACCAACAATAAGGTGCTTCAAAGCCTCGAACAATCCCGAACGCATGGCAAGGGTCTCGATCTCTTGCATTACCGCTCGTTCAATCGAACTGAGGGTTGCGTCAATTTCAGTGCGGTATTCACTGGCGTTGCCAATTGCCCGCACCGCCTCTTCATCTAGAATAAGACGGAAGAAAGGCTGGTTCGGGGGCAGTAGGCTCATCAAAAGCGACGCGCCTAGGTGATTTACCCCACGTGCCCCAAGACCTTGAAAGGTTGTTGGGAAAATCGTAGAGTGGCTGTGCCCCTGTGGGGGGATCAACATCGGCAATGTAAGAGAAGAGCAATCGCGTGCCCTTCGCAGGAACGGATCTCTATCGGATTCAAGCCGACTGTATAAACTTTCTGCCGTTCCTGTATACATAAATTACCTTAGTATGAAATGCCTGTAGATGACATTGACGGGATCTTCAGCATTGACTTACCGCTTCGACGAGCAAGAGCAGATTCTACTTCACTGCCCCCACCAGCGGTCGGTGCTGTCTGCACGCGGGATGCTGTTGGGTTCGGTGGCGGCGGTGGAGGTGCAGCCGTGACGGGTTCTTGTTTTGGCATACTAGGAGCCTTGCACATTTGTAAACCTACTTTCAATTTGCTTGTCTAGTGAGTGTTTAATGAAATTTACCACACTGCGCTGACCCGCTTTAAACCATATTTCGCGGTCAGGCAGGGTGATGTCAGGACATTTGTCAGGAAAACGTAGTTGTAGCCCTTCAACCAATTCGGCACTGACCGGGGGAAGGGGGTTATTACTTAAGTGTTCCATATAGTCAACCAAATGTTAGTCTAATTCTGAATTAAACAGTTCGCTAATTTTAGAATTTTGGGGTTTTTCCAACAAAGCACGTAGTTTCTTTATTGCTTTAGCATGTATATGCTCTGCAAGTTTTGCGTGCATCGCCTCACCTGTCGTGGCTGTGTAGATACGGGCTACCTCGTCCCAACTTCGGAGTGTATAGTCAAAATTACGTTTATCCCTGCTTAGTCGGGGGATTTCATTTTCAGAAGAGGGTACATGGGCTTTCATGGTGATTTTTTCTTAAAATTTTGGAAGATCATTAAGGGATTCTGGAAGCCTCTGCCGATCGATCATGAGTTCTGTATGCATCAAGGCAGCAATGTTCCATCGGGCTGCTGCCAGATGGTCTTCGTCTCGATGACCAAGCAGGTACTTATTCATGTGGCGGATGGCTGAATCGTAATACCGTGATAGCGGCTGGCCTTTTTCCCAATTACGGTCACCGTATTTACGAGCACCGTTCTCCAAATGCTTTGCGTCGCGTTCAAGAACAAACGGGCTGATCAGGTCAAACCGCCCTTTACCCTCTCGGGTATCCCGCAGGGATCCGGTGTTAAACTCCTCACGCTTTCCTGAATCCTTGACTTCATCGAAATTCATGGTGTCCATAGTTTTACCTCGCAAAGCATTTTGTTGTACTCACCGTGTCGGAGAATGCGTGCCACACGGGCTTGCACAAGAGCATCTTCTTCGGTTAGTCCTGATTTCTTGTAGCACTCTACAACAGATTCCCAACAAGGCGCAGTGCTTAGAATGCTTTCCGCCTTAACCGGGCCCACACCGGGACATCCCTTGTAGTTGTCAGTAGGGTCGCCAACCAATGTCTGGAACAAATGGAAACGATCCCCATCGTTCTGCGTTACGGTAAAGAACTCCTGCTTGCGGGGATTGTAGTGGTTACCTGGAATTGACTTGAAGTCTTTATCCTGCGAGACCATTATGTAATCATGATCATCGCAGGGACTGGTAGCGATTAATCCCACAACATCATCTGCTTCTAGCAGCGGATACGCACGATGATCGTAGGTGTCTTCGGCATACTGTCGAATAGCGTTGTAGCACAACGGCTTTCGTGTTCCAGCACGGTTAGCCTTGTAATCAGAAAGCACACGGAATCGCCAGTTGTTGGGGCTGCTGAAACAAAGGATGAAATCCTTGGCTCCGGTTGCCTCTTTGATATCGGTGATTGCTACATCAAACACCATCTTGGCTTCACGGACATCTGAGTGAAGAGTCCACCAATCTCCGCCCCAATCTATTT